TTCCTCGATGACATCATCTAACGCCGGATCAAATTTTACATTACCCGAAACAGCCATCTAATTTCCTATCCGTAAATAATTGTTGCTTCTGTGATAGTTGCCAGTGTGTATTTTAAACTTGTTGCACAATAAATACCATTACCTGGTATTAAAATATATCCTGCTAATTCAGTTGTAGAACCATCAGGTACATCAATTTTAAATACACTTGCAGCATTATCTAAAAGTTCAATAGATCCACCAGCAGCTGTACTGTTCCAGTAAACTCCTAAAATTCTAGCTGGACCCGCGAAAATAGTTCCCGAACCAGCAGCCGTTATCTGAGAAGATTTTACATCTCCTGAAAATGTACTCATTATTTTTTATCTCCTTAATCGTGAGCTCCCGAAGGAGCTCACATTATTTTATTAATTAGCAGTTAAATTGTTCGCCTGAACATATTGAACTGTAATTCTTGCACTACCAGCTGAAGCCGAGTTAGCTATGGTAATACCATATAACTCTACATCAGAAGTACCTGTGTTTGTCCAAACATCAACTGCTGCTGGGCTCATCACCGCAGATGTTGCTGTAGCACTAACATTAGTCGCCGCTGCAATATCAGTAGCATCTCCCGAACTATTACCAACTGAAATAGTTGTTGTACTTGAAGCAGTAAACAACGATTCCACTATAATAGTCATGCTTAGGATTTGACTTTTCGCAGGAATTATAATTCCTAACGCTGTCGCGGTAGTAGTAGCATGAGTCAGCTCTGTAGTTGCTGATTGTGACATGACAACAGAACCCGCATTTGCCACATTCGTACCAAGTGTAGTTCCAGTTGTGTTTCTAATTGTTCCAGCCTTAATTGGTCCGGAAAAAGTAGTTGTGCCCATAATTAATCCTCCTAGTTTGCGAATCTAGTCTCTAGGCCGTCGACTATACTCGTCTAGATTCATTAAAAAATTGTATAGTAATTCATCTATACCCCAAATTTAAATTTGGCGCAAGTGATCCTGTAGGTTTTGTATGATTTTTGATAGCGCTTAAGTGGCTATCGAAACTTCGGCCTTGGCCCCGTTTATTTTAGTTTGAAGCGTTTGTTCTTCAAACTCTTTGGCAATGATCTCTTTAATAATATCCTGGATTTTTCTATTAATTTCAATCATCCTAATATTATGCTTCCCTGACTTCAGGTGCTCTTGTTGCCATTCTAACTCCAAGGACTTCTTCGTAATGTATAGATCTTGGGTCATTTGTAACCTCCTCATAGGTTATCCATTTACCAGCTTTACTAGTAAATCCATCAGACTCGAACTTTACCTCATTTTTTCCTAGTTTGTCAAGGATAGAGTTTTCAATACCTATAGCTGTATCTTCAGACTTAACTGTAAAATCAGCATAATAGCCATGATATCGAATCTGTATTCGGAAGTTTTTCATATTTCTCACCTTAAAAAGCAAATGAGGCGGTTTTGAGGCCGCCTCATTTAAATTGTTTATTGATTACGCACCAGCGGATCCGTAGATACCACGCCAGTCAGATGCGCCAAAGACGTATCTTGTTCTAGCTTTATATCTTACGTTACCAGTATCGAAATCACCTTCCATTGAAGTTTTCAACGGTGCTCTATCGAAGTGTTTAAGTCCGTTAGGCACGTCTGTGATTACGAACCACGCGTCAGTGTCACTTAAGTAATTGTTCACATGATATCCTTCAGGAACAACACCTAGTGATTTAACTGGGTTGATATCGTTATCAGCAGTACCAATTCTACCTTGAGATTTCATCAATCTCTCAGCAGCAAATTGTACGTTTACAGGGATAATTAATTTCCTTGCAGTCGCAGCAATTTTCAGACCACGTTCATCTTTGAAATTAGCAATATCTATAATTGCTGTTTCAAGTGATGTTTCGTTAAGATCTGCGGCAGTTGAAATCACGTTTCTTTGGTCACCAGAAAGCGTTGGGTGGTTAGTCGTAATAAGAACTTTTCCGTCTCCAAACGTTGGGTTTGTAGCGGAGTAAAATCCATTATTAAGAACTTTAGCACCTTTCGTATTCTTAGTAGTTGCCATAGAACGTGCCAAAGCTTTTGTGTATCTAGAAGCTAGTCTATCGTAGAGGTTATCTTCGATAGCTTCTTCCGTGATTGCGAAAGCTAATGCTATTGTTTCCATCGTATAACGTGCAGTGTAAGTTTCCTGAGCTTCGTCGTAGCTTACGCCTTGACCTTCAGGTTTTACAGCAGCATCGCCAAATCCGGACAGCATTACTTCTTCTTCAAAAGCCCTGTCAGAAGATTCTGTTACAAAAATCTCCTTCGTTTGGTCGGCGTATTGTTTATATTCAAGTCCAAATAGTGCATTTAGACCTGGTTCTAGTTCTTTAACTAGCTGTGCTCGTGATATAGCCATGTCGTTATGCTCCTATGTTAATGTTCCATTGTTGTAATAGATTGATTCATTCAATCTTATTACCCAATTTGAATTAGCTGAACTTGCATCATTGTTGCTTGGGTCTTCTGTTATACGAAGTATTCTCCAGTTCCCTGTAGCTCCACTGCCTACGACAGCGGTACTAAGTTCACATTTGGATGCTCCATTTACAGTTGAACCAGCAACATAGGTACCTTGATCAATCAAACTTCCAACGGAAGCTTGTGTTAAGGAACCTTCTGCTTGAGCCTCAAATAATTGTTGAGGGTTATCATAAACAAACGCATCTATATACCCTTGTGTGATGTTAACCGCACCTGGGTAGTAGTTTTTCCATGTTGGTTTCTGAGTTGTCGGATCGTTGTAGAAACAGCCATTGAATACACCACATTGTAGTCCATCTTGTGCTGCAATAGCGCCGGCAACAAAACCCTGTTGAGTTGTTGTACCTGCTCTATCAGTACCAGAACCATCTCCCATCATAAGTAGATCGCCTTGAAAAATAGCGTTCGTCCAATTATCTGAGATTTGGTACTTGGATGTACCTTGTGTTTCATAGCTAGATCCCATTCCGCCGATTGCTCGGTACCCAAATGGAGCGTCTTGGTTTGCCATGTTAGTTCTCCTAATGTCTAAAACTAATTAAAGTTTTAAACGGTTAATTAAAATCGATGATAGGGAATTGGTTGTTATCCCGAGAAAGACTAATCTTTCTTTGTACCACCGAAGGTTACGCGAGATTGCCTATCTTGTTGGATGGGCATACTCTTATGCTGTTCCCTTTTAAGATCATATTCTAAAGCCTCGTTCTTCTCTCTTGTTTGTTGAGCAAAATACTCATTGCGAGAATCTACGATCTCTTGGGGTACTCTAGCCAGCACTAGGCCACCATGGCCGATGATACCTGCATATTTTCCTTCTTTATAGGAAGGAAACTGACCGTCTGGATATTCATCAGCTCTCACTAATTCATATCCTTCTCTAAGTCGACCTTGAATGTTTTTTGTATCATCCAAGCCCATTGACTCAGCTCTTAGCCATCTATGCTTAAAGCCTTTTGGGGCTTCAGGTGCATCTAACGATGATGATGGAGTCCATACTTTTGGCCTTTCAGTTTTAGACCTTGTCTGACTCGCGCGAGGGGTTTTATTGGTTTGTTTGTCCATATGCTTAAGCCTCCTTCACGATTAATTGTTTTGCATACTCTTCGAGTGGCACGCCTAGTTTTCGTGCAATGTGCACTTGTGAAGACGTGAGTTTCACTTGTTTGCGACCAGTTTTCACACTTCGTCTTACGGAAGCAACCGTCTGAGCGGGTTTGGTCGTAGTAGTTTCACTTTTACCAAATTTATGCGGAAAGTCAACCTTAATTCTTTTGTCGATTTCTACATAGTATTCATTGGATTTAGGATCGAAACCCTCTTTCTCAACTAAATCTTTATGAATCTCGAACGCAGTAAATGTCATAGCGCGGTCTTTACCGAACCATGCGTTTTTGTTTGCCCACTCTTCAGCTTTTTCATCCACTTGTGGAAGGGTCGGCGTTTGTGCCGGCGTTCCGGGTTGATAGGCTGGAGTTTGGGGTTCTTCTTTTGCGTAAGATTCCCTTCGTGTCTTTTCAGAATCAATGTTCCTAGCATCACTTGTTAACGCACTTAACTCCGTCTGTGCCTCCACTTGTTTTGCCGTATCGCCAGACTCAATGGCTGCTGCTAATTTTCCTTTAACGGCATCCAATTGGCTCTTGATCCTTGCTTCTGAATCTTTCAGATACGTGGAATCTAATTTTGAATATTTAGCTTCCCATGCTCTTCGTTTCTGTTCTACACTTTGGGCGTAGTGAACCGCTGCATCTTTTTGACGTTCTGCTTCTCTCCATTTTCTTGTAAGCTTAGAAATCCGTCTCTGGACCCCTTCACTGTACTCTTCTAGTTTTTCGTCTTGTTTCTTTGGTACTTCGTCTTTATCGTCCTTGCTATCTCGAACAGCCGGCTGCTCATCAGATTCCGCAGGTGCGTCATCGGACTTAACAGACTCTTCAATAGGTTTTTCATCCTTTTCCTTTTCTGGTTCCGGAGCAATTTCTGTTACAACTGCTTTGTCTTTTTCTTCTGGTAATTCGACCTCGGCACCCGGACCCGTTGTGTCAATGTCTACCGTTTTTTTATCTTCAGGCATAGTTCCTCCTATGGTTAATATTCATGCAAGAGATCCTCTGGATCCTTGATGGTTGCTAAAATCTCATCGTCATTTAGCATACGTACTTCTCCCCCTTCGATCTTGAACCGTGATCCCGCATAACGCGCAAAGATCACCCAATCACCTTTCTTGCACCACGGACCACGGTGATAACGTTCTTTATCCGCATAACAATCCGGTCCTAATTGCAACACTAAACCACAAACAGTCCCTAACTGTTGGCGTTCCAAAGCAGCTTCAGCGAGATGAATCCCGCCTTTTGTTTTGGTTTTAGGTTGAAAAGGTAAAACTAATATTCTCCATCCCGTTGGGTTTGGAAGCTTATTAGCTTCAGGTGGTTTATTTCGGTTAGCTTCTGCTTCTTCAGCAGCTTTTTTTAATTCGGGTTCTAAAGCGAGTTTAAGTTTTGGGACTTCTTGGGTCTTTGTCGATTCTGACAACGTTTCCTTCATCTTCATAGTGCTCCTTTTTATTTAGCAGGTTGGATATTTCCTGAAGCACTGATTCCAGTGCCGCAATTTGTCCAGTAATATATTTATATTTATCAAAGTTGTCAATAGCACCAGACGTTACCCCTAAAGATAGAGAAGCAAGTTTTCTTTTAATCTCTCGCTGGAGAGTTAATACAAAATCAAATTCAGCCATTATTTCTTTTTCTTTTTTTTCTTCTTCTTTTTTCCGACAGGTTTACTTCCATAGGTATCTGTCCAATCACGCGCAATCTTGGGGTGATTCTTCCATAAATACTTTCTTTGTTTCTCTGATTTAAAAGGCATTATTTCTTCCTCAATCGTTTCATTTTTAATTTCTTTAAATATTCTTTTGTTAATCTTCGACCTAATGTAGGTTTTACTTTGTTGATTGTCTTAACCGGTTTTCTCATTTCTTTCCTCCATTCCTGAAGATCTGTGTACCTTTAATGCCAAATACGCTAGCCACGACCAAAATCCACAAATTTGTAAACCATTTTGGCAAATTTGAGAAATACTCAAAAAAGATCTCTATCTTCCTCATAGCCTCCGGATCCTCTGTCCACACCGACCAGGCGAGCACAATTATCGGGAGTGTCAAAATCGCAAGAACGATTTCGTCCTTATAATCTGCTTGACGGGCTTCTAAAAGTTTGCCCTGGTAAGTTTCCTCACCTCGGGCCATTTTTTCTGCATGCATAAGCCGTGCATCAGACATCGCCATTTTTGTACGTTGTCTATTTGCATAAAGCTTACTTCCAGCTTGTAATGCTATCTTTGCTAATCCAAACCAAGCCATTAAAACTCTCCTTTATAATGTAGGATATACATATGGCGGGCGAAAAAATTTAAAACCACTTAGCTTTTGATTTTTTACTTGCCAACATTCTTCTTTGTCCACCAACTTGTTCTTCTAGGGGAATCTTTTCAGAGACTTTGTATTCTTTGCCTCCCTTAAGATATCCATCTTTGTTAGTAAACTGTTTGAAGTTTACGCCTTTGTAAAAAGGTCTTTGTCCTTTTGCCATATTAGCTCCTTATTTTAATTCCACCTTTTAGGTAGTTGTCTTTGTTTAAATAAACTGAATGATCGGGCGTTTGAGTATTCAAAGGCTTAGCTAACTTGTTGCCGTGCGTTTGAATGCCTACTCCACCACCATGTCTTTTTCCAACTCTTCCACCTTGAGCATTATGCTCTCTTTTTCTTGAATGTTTTCCACCCCATCCTTTATCTCGTTCCGGGTACACTTTTTTTAAAGTTTTTTCAGAGTAAAATGGCCTGTAGTCGTGTTTTCTTCTAATTTCGGCTAGTCTTTTTTTTCCTTCTTCTTTATGGCCCTTAAGATGATGAACCTTGCCTTTAATCTTTTTCACATCTTTTTCAGCTTCTTCATATGTTTCTTTAGAAACTCTTTTGCTATAATCTTTTGCCATTATGATTTTTTCCTTTTAGCCGCCATCTTTTTGAAAGTTTTAGCTAGAGCCTTAGCTCTACCTGTACATCCTGGTTTTGTAATCGGTGTACATTTTCCTTTAGTGCCTCTACGCTTAATAGATGCATCCACTTTTTGAATCCATTTACCATCTCCACCTTTTTTCATTTTAACTCTAGTTGCTAAAGGTTGACCTTTTTTATTGATAGTCATGTTGTCTAAATGTCCACCTTTTTTAGCACCAACTCTTCCACCTTTGTTATAACCTCGATTTAATTCTCCAATGACTCTGTGTTTTTCAGCTCGGTCTGCTGCATCGGGATGTCTTCGTGCATCGATACGACCCATTTCTTCTAATAAGTTCGCTCGACCCCCAATATTTTTAGCTGCTCTTCCACCTTTATTCATTCCTGCACGTGGAAGATCTTGTTGAGACAAAATTCTGCCTCCACCAAATTTCATGGCACGTCCAACCGTTTCCGGTTTAGAGTTTAATAGTCGGTCTCTCCAACCCATAATATCTCCTATTTGTTAACTTTGTTCTTACGTCCGAACTTGGCTTTTCTTTTACCCCATGCTCCGTAAGATTCATCTCTACGCGCTTTGAAAGATTGTTTCTTACCAGATTCTTTACCTCGTCTCATACCTAAAGATTCGTCTTCTCTAGCTGCATAGCCTTGTTTCTTCGCTTTGCCACCACGTCTAGCTCCGACTCTTCCACCTTTAGCATAAGGAAATCGAGATTTGTAGGGTCTTGTTCCAAAATCATTTCTCATAATTTTTCTCCTGTTAATTTATTACACTAACTTCGAGGGCCTTTCAAGGTTTTTACGTCTTTTCTTTTCATAACATCAGACCGCATTTTAGCCTTGTTGGACATCTCTTGTTTAACTAATGAGGTTTCAGCTCTTAAATGAGCTAAGTCCTCGTTTTGTTCGAGTTTGTCTTCTGTCAGTTCTCGATTCTGCACTAACTTAGCTTTATCTAAGTTAATTCGTTCACTTGTTTCTTGTTGCTTACGATAATTCTCCATAGCTTTCAAGTCAACTTCTTGAGCTTTTAATTTTATTAATGGGTCACTATCCAACATGGATGTGATTTGTTTTTCCTGAGCCATAAACTCTTCTGTAAATTCAGCTATTAAAACGGCTTTTCTAGCTTCCATTTGTAAATTTAGCTCTTGAAGTTGTTGTTGCATCTGTGGACCCCCCGCTCCTTGAGATTGAGCTTTCTTCACTTCCATAATTTGTTGAGCAAATTCAAGTTCCACATGCTCCTGAGCCATCAGACTAATATGCTCAAAGATATTCTTTTCTAAAGACGCCATGATCGGTGGATTGTTTCGGACAAAATTCGTTGCCATAAAATTCATATGAGCTGTGATATGAGCTCGGTGATCCTGTTTAGGATACGCTTGAAAAGGTTTCATACTCATCGCATCAATATGTTCCAACGCCGGATCTTTAGGTTGAGGCGGAGGTGGAGGAGGTAACAACTGATCGATATTTTTAATGCCTAAGGCTTCATACATTTTACGATAAGACATATAAAGATTATGCATTTGAGGATTGGACATTGCCAATTGTAATTCGGTTTGAGCGAGGGTGACTCTTTGGGTCATCGAAAAAATATTAGGATCGGCAACGGGAACAATATCCACTCGATCATCAAAATCAGCTTGCTTAACCATTCGTTGACCCCCAACAACATCATAAGGATATTCTTGTGGTAAGTACTGGGAAAAGATGCCGGAAAGTAATTTAAATTCTTGTTTAAGGGCATTATAGATTCTTTTATGAATCGCACTCATAACTCTTGAGCCCCTTTCTAATAACGCCACAGTAGTTCCTACTGCAGCATTTTGATTTCCATCTCCCACTTGCATATCGGCAATCGAAGCAAATCGTTGACCTGCTTGAACGACGATCCCCATTAATTGGAGTAATGTTTGAGAAGGTTCTTTATAAGGTAATGGATAAAAAGCATCTTTAAGATTTCCACCGGGTGCATCCACATCTCTAAATTCACCAGGTTGTAAAGGAGCCGCGTCATCTCTAACCCGAATCCCTCTCATCTTAAATCCCGCAGGAAGATTAGATAACGTTCCTGCATCAAGTAATTGGCGGAGAGCGACTGTAGCAGTTCTGCTCAAACCGCCAATCATATGTATCAAACCAAAGCCATAGAAACCAAGTCCAGGCAGAAATTTAAAATGGACGAAGTATTGGATCTTTGTTTTGAGTGGATCGTTAGGTTGGTAGTTTCTTCGAATCGCTAAAATTTTTCTTCCTCCTGCTTCCATCGTTACAATGTAAGGAAGTTTAATTCCTGTGGGTTCTCCATCTTCAGGATTAATATCTTCAAATCCTTCAAGATCTAAATTAATGTGAAATTCTAAAATCGTATAAGTTTGATCGCTAAATTGGTTGTATGTTTTTCGAGTTCCTTCTAATTTTCGTTCTTCTTCATGTATCCGATCGGGTTGAATAGTTGGTTGCCCTAACTCAATATCAGAATAAAATCCCGAGACTTGAGATTTTCTAATCTCGTTATGGGACATGTACATTCTTTGAATGACACATTCCGCTTCGTCTAAAGAAGTTGCACTATAAGGAACAATTAAATCATCCGCTTGAACAAATTTGGAGACCGCTCGTCCCATCATATCATCATAATAAACTTTTTTAAAAGCAGAGCCCGCTAAAGGTAAATAAAATAACATTTGATCAAACTCATCTTCGTACTCCGGCATTTCATTCATGATTTGATAGTTCATGTAATCTTTAACCCGAGTTGCTTGATCTTCTTTATCTCGTGTGGAGACCCCTAAAATTTGAGTTCTGACAGGACCATCAGAAGGTAATAGTTCTTTATAAGCTGTTGCTTGAAATTGAGTAACCGCTTCTGCTAATACAGGGTGGGTTGCACCTGAAGCTCCTTGAAAAGGTTCACTTCGTTGTTGATATTTAAATCCTAATAAATCAAGACCGGTCACATACGTTTGTTCCCAATCTTTTCTGGCTACACGGTAATCTTCATACTCTTGAAAAAGTCTAGAACCTAAACGTCCTAAAACATCATCAGGAAGAAGATCCGCTAGATTAGCAGTATGATCTTCCCCATCCGCTTGATTAACTTTACCGGGTTCAAATTCGATATCCGCGCTGCCATCTTCGTTTTGAACAACCTCAATACCATCTTCATTGACTTCTTTTAACTTTTCGGTTTGTTCAATAATCGCTTCTTCGGGAGATTCTACGTGTACTTTTTCCGTTACATTAGGTAACGGTTTTTCTACTTCTGCCATAATATTCCTATGATCCTACATTAACTTGTTTTGGATTTGAAAACAACCCTACAATACCTTCACCTTGTGGTGTGGGTCCTGATAGGGGTGGCACCAATCCTGGTTCTCTTGCAATGTTTCCTGTTTCTATGATTCCACCTTCAGCTTTTTTCTTCAAATGGTCAGGAATTACCCCTTCGATAATTTCGTTATATTGTTCTTCTCCATAAACATCACCTTCTTTCGTAATGCCTACATTTTCCGGTTCCGGTATAATAGCTTCCTCACCTTCAATATCTTTATAAATTTTCTTTTGGAAAGCTTCATCAACGCCTTTTCCTTCTGGAGAAACATCGATAACAGTACCATCTTTAGTTACCATCTGTTTTGTCCCTGTCATCTTTTCTAAACCTCCAACAATCTCATCTCCCTCCGTCAAAATATCTAAAAACTCAACATCATCTCGATAAGGCTGAGATTGATCAGGTTGGCTATAAGTAAATTCAGGTTCTTCCACTTTAACTCTTCTATATTCTGTTATACCCTGAGCTGCCGCGTCAGGATCATCCACACCAAATTTTTGATAACCCGCAGAACCTGGTCTAAAGTTAATCTGTCGTACAGCGTCATCACCAAAATTATCGGTCCCGGTCCAATGCATACTAATTTCTCCACTTAGTGGATTGTCTTCCATGATGACTTTTTCATATTCAGTTCTAATTTCCTTTCCCTCACCTCGAGGTCCTCTAGAATACGTTCTTTGAACCGGAATCATCATTTCATAAATATCTCCGTGAACATAATGTTTGTCGGCCATCTCGATTAACTTCCCATGGGCTTTAATCTTAGCCACGGCTCTTGGGAACCACGCTGGCATTCCTTCCACGCCAATAAATTTCGCTGGAATCGTTTTAGTTGCATCTGCCACAAGCGGTTTAACTACATCTTTACTTTTACCTTTAAAGATTCCCGTTGCACCGGCTGCTAGAGCCCCTAACCATTTTAAAAATGTTCTTCGATCCATGCCACCCGTTTTAAAACCCACTCGTCCTCCTTCTTCAAAATGATCTTCTCTAAATTTCGAACGTCTTTCCATATCGCCTGCTTGCCATTCATCGAGTTGTGATTCCATCCCCTTTAACAATTCTCGTTGTTGAGTTGGATCTAAATCCTGTCCGCCAATGTTCATGGTGTCAGGACCAAACATTCGATTGCCTATTCCGAAAGGAATACTGCCTTGAAGAATTAACGATCGATAGTTATCCGCTTCATCTTCTGAAATAGAGCCTCGAGCTCTCATTTCATCAATTCGAATATTTCCATCTCGGTAATCTTTATACTGATCCCAAAGGAAGTCGGCTCCTAAGAATCCTGCGGTTAACCATCCTGCTGGCGTTGCCGCTAAAATACCCGCTGGAATTAAAGCAGCTCGTAAGAGCGCTCTTTTTCCAAATGCCTTAGCTCCTTCAGTTTTGGCGATACCATCTAAAGCACCCATCGTCTTCACAAAAGGTTTTCTAAAGGTTGTACCAAAAGCCATATTCGTTCCTTTGGCTGCTGGAGACATCATCGCTGTTTGAAAGTCTTTGGGTAATCTTTTCCATCCTTCGACACTTTTTAAACCTTTTAAAGTTGTCATGTCTAATCCTTTACGACCTGCAGCTTTCATTTGTTCGTAATACTTAGCTACTTCGGCCATATCCTTTTTTCCTCTAATTCCTAACGCCCATAACGCATTGACCGGATTGGTTACCATTTCTGGAAGGTCATAACCTGCCTTATACTCATGGAGTG